TTTCTGCATCAGCCTGTGCTATCGCCTCGGATACCCTCGTGGATACCTGCGCCCCTGTACCCTCGTCGTCGGTCAAATCAGTTACATCCGCAGAGGGCAGCATCTTTTCTATATCTGTCTTTGTACAATATGCCATATCCGCCTCTTTTTCAGCTATCGGCTGTCAGCCGTGCTGCTTTTCTGTTTTTCTGATCTCTGTTTCCTGCTCCCTGCCGGTGCCTGTACCGGCGCCTGTGCCGGCGTTTCTTCAGTTTTTTCAATGGATCGTGCCGGCGCTTGCACCAATGTAACGCTAAGCATCGGTTCGTTCATGAGTATGGTTGCAGTGTCGGCATCTACATCCACTTCTACGGGCTGCCGGGTAAATTTCATCTTTGCCCGGTAAAAAGATTCTGGCTTTGATCTGATTAACAGCTTCATCTACACACCTCCCTTTAATCCAGATGATTAGATGATTAGAGGGTTAGAGGGTTTGCTAAACATCTAATCATCCAGTCTTCTAATCTTCTGTCAGCCAACCCTCCAACCTTCCAGCCTTCTAATCATCTGTTTTTCAACCTTCTAACCCTCCAAACTTCTGTATCTTCTATGTCAACCAGGGCACAACAACGAGTTTAGCCGAGTTGTACCAGACATTGCTTGCGCCGGTCGCATCAAACTGTGCTTCAACAAGAGCCTTGCCTGCCGCCTCGTTTGACGGGCTTACAACAAGGTGTGTCGGTTTGATGTTCAGAGGCGTTGTGTTGTCTTCTTTGGTAAAGCCCATCATTGCCGTCCTTGCAGCAGCGTAATATGTGCTGTTTAACGTCTGTTTGCTGCCGTATGCGAGCTGCCACAATCCATAGCCGACGTTCTTTCTGTCGTCTACGCCATAGCGGTATTTTTTGCGCATAAAGGCGTTTTCATCGTCCGGCTTATCCATAGACACGAACTGAGGCTGCTTTCTTACCTGTAGGATGATCGGTTTGATGGGTTTGCTTAAATCCATTAAATACCATGCATAAGATGCACCGCCGCCGTAGTTGCTCTGGGTGGATGCGCCCACAGGGTGGTCTGTGTCGAAGAAATACTGTCCGTCAAAGCAAGTTGTCGCAAACCCCGCAGCAAGCAGCGCAAACACAAGATAATCCGGATGTTCCTTAGCTGCCTGTGCAAGCCCCTGAATCATGGGGGTGTATACGCCTATTTGGTCGTCCTCAATGTCGTTTCTGTCTACCTCGATAGTTGCCTCATAGTCCTTATTTGTAATCTCATAATGGAATGCTGCCAGGTCTTTGATAACCCTGTCTCCAACCCATTCCCTCATCATCGGGAAGTTTCCCAGCCATTTGTAGTCTACGCTCCTGCCTGTTGACGGCACCTGCATGGCTATAATAGGCCACAAAGAAGATGCCGCTTCGAGAGCCTGGTTAAATATCGTGGAAAACGTCCTGTATATCCCTGTTAAATTTGACTGATTAACAATCATGGTTATTCCTCCTTTTTTATATCGTTCTATGTTCTATGTTCAACGTTGAACCTTGAACCTTGAACTTTGAACGGTTTTATTTACGCTGTCAGCAATTTTTTCTTATATTCAATCCACTGTGCCAGCATTATCACATCATCGGTGCCGAGCGTACCGTCTTTAGGCTTAATGGTCAGCTCTATTGCCGCAGGGTAGGCCGTCAGATTTGCCAGCGCAAGGGTCAACGTTACTTCCTGGACAGTCTTTGCAACCGCATCGCCGGTCATGGCGCCTGTGTCGCCGCCAAAATCGGCGTCAGCGTCGTAGAGTTCCCCGACATCGTTATTGTATGCGGCCACAGTAAATTTGGTAGCGTCTGCGCCTGTCGCTCCTGTCTTTGCGGCAAGGATATGCAGTACCATATTTGCTGTTACATCCGCATCGGGGGGAACTATAACTTTTGCGCCCACTGCAAGAGGAGCGGCATGGTTGTTCCATCTGATGCCAAGCCCTTTGGCCGTTACGCAATACCCCGGCACATCGCTTGCGCCGTCCGAGAATGCGGCTATTGCCACGCCTGCCGCGCTGAATGCCGGAGTAGGTATATTAATAACCCCCTTTGCCGACTTTAAATGCTGGTATATCTCCTGTAACGCCGCCTCAACCTCGGTCTGAGAGGTGAATGACCCCGCATCCGCTATGCTGATTGCTGATGCTGCGTGCGCGCCGCTTGCATCGGCAATATGAGTGGCCACGTCCGCCTGCCTGATGGCAGGTTCGATATCTACCCATGCATGGGTTGTGTCGATATAGCTTGCGATAATGCCCACGAAGATATCATTGGTTACATTTCCTGCAAGGTCTACCGATTCATCATCGGCGATAAAAACATTATCGCCTACGTTGGCTATGGTGATAGCGGTGGCGAGTTTCATCTTGAACAGCCCCCTGCGCCTGACTGTCACATTGATTGCGCCGTCTGCGCCAGACGAATTATCCGCCTGCTCGCGGGCGATGCCCATGAATATCTGGCCTGCCGTGTCCGCGCCGACTACCGCATAGCCTGCGGCATTCACACAGACAATAGCGCCTGCGTATATCTTGTCCCCGTCGTCAACGGGTATGGAGAGGTCAACGCCCTCCATGTATTCTGTTGTTTTGTCTGCTGATAAAGCCATATTACGCCTCCTTTACGCTGAATTTTTTGAATGTTTCGTCGTCTATGCCGCACATTTTGTTTATCATTGCCTGAGAGTCGTCTATTGCGCCGCCTTCGGACTTTTTATCTTCGATTACCTTTCCTTGATGCACCACAACAGGCGCCTTTGACACAAATACGTCAAAACCTGCAAGGTCTCGGGTTGCATATTCCTGTGCCCATTCTCTCTGGGCAGGGGTTATCTTGCCGGCATTTACGGCTTTTTCAACTGCATCGGATGCATCTTTCTGTGATAGTTTTGCAGTCAGGGTATTCACCTGAGCTACAAGATCCGAGACAGTGCCGCTGCCCTGTTTCATTGCCATAATAGTGCCGGTGATTTCCGATTCTGTAGCCCCCTCTTTGAGTCCCAGCACATCGAGAACAGCCTTGTTTGCCACGATTGCCGCCCCCTCGGCTTTTCCAGCCGATAGCTCGGCGAGGAGCTTATTCACAGCAACGATAGCCTCTTCTTCCTTCGCATCCTCGGCCAATCCGAGGAGTTTCCATAGATTCTTCATAATACTTACCTCCCTTTTTGTTTTTTCGTTTGCGCAATTTAAGCTGCTTTTATTCATCAACGGGACCATCCCGTCAATGTTCGGTTGATTTGTGAGCGCAACGTTGATAAGCCGCACCACCTTGTTGTCCTGCTTCCGTTTCAGAAATACCGGCGATACATACCGATATTCTTTATTCTCAATATATTGCCTGGCCTTGCCTGTCCATTCGATTACACCCCATATCCCATCCGCGCCCTTGTTTATCAGCTTCTTTACCCATCCGGCGGCCGGCGCTTCAACTGGCGGGTCAGATAATGTCTGATGCTCATAATCAATAACCATATCGTTTTTGTGTGCCTCGAAATCGCTTATAACCGCCTGTGCGCTCTCCTGATCCAGCACAAAAACACCTTTCGGCGTAATGGTGCGGCCGGCTGGGATGACCTGAATTTCAGCAGGAGCTACACCCTGAAAATCCTTACCTATAAAAATTATGTAATTATCCATCCGTTCCTTCCTCCTTATTACCGTTGAAACACCGTTGCGAATTGTTCAGGCTGCAAATTTCCGGTATGACCCGTATATTTACTCACATTGTTTTCTTTCATGCGCCACAACGCAAATATGAGCATCTTTACTTTCCTCCATCTGTAATATATTGGATCAACCGTTGTCTTATTTTTCCCATGCCTGTCTCAGGTATGATGAGGAATGGCCTTGCCGGTATAGTGACGCCGGGGCGCTTGACCGATTTTACCGGATGAGCTGCCCCCGGCCAGAAGAGCGCCTTTTTATTCTTAGGTCTGATAACGGTTGGTGGAGTCTTGCCTCCAAATTGATGTATGGCTGCATATTTCACGTTTGTACCAACGACTGCTTGTGTGTCGGTTGCCTTTGCCGATATAGAGGCTGCAAGGTGTCCGTGCATCTGGAGTATCTTTCCCGGCCAGTATCCTTGTTTTGTCCTGTTTGCGATGGTTGACGCTTTCAGAGGTTCCCATTTCGGCCTGCCCTGCTGCGCGAAATTTTCTTCCACTTCGTCCCTCATGATCTCCGATATGCTTCTCATGATCGGCTGCATGTGTTTAATACGTGATTGCAGGGTTTTTAAGAGGTTCTGCACGCCGGTATCATCGACTTTGATGGTTATGTCCATAAAAAATTTCCTCTTATCATTCCAAAATGTGCTATAATATGAGCATGTGGATATTTACCAACAAAGGGTTTCTTTCTATCATTCAGGACTGGGATAATCCTGATAACATGATTGTTCGCGCGCGGTTTCCCGGTCACATTAAGGCGCTGTTT